ACCGTATTGGATCAGCCCAGACAGTACGGCTCTTTCTGCTCCTACATCAACTAAATTTGAATTCATTACTTTACAAGCTCCCAGTAGTGACCAATTTCCATCGGCACCTTTGTGGTTACGCTTGTTCCCTCATAGTTAAAATCATCGAGGCGGATCAACCTGAAGTCAATTGAGACTCTAGTTTTTCCTGTTATATTTTTTTGATTCCCATGACTGAGATTAGCACCATCCCAGATATAGTATTCTCCAACACTTGCGTTCATCGGGGAGTAATCGCCTTTATCCTCCTCGCTTTCTGCCCAAATAGTATTAGTGTCAAAGGCTTGAGTTAGAGGCAAGAAAACATTTAGTTCATATTCCGAGTGGTTATAGAGCTTGTCTTTATGCCACTTTGCTACGGCTATGTTGTCGGGCACCTGAACTCTAAATGTAGGCTTGGCCTGATAAACCATATCCAGTCCGTTATAATGCTCTTCAGCTATGTGCTTAGCTAGGGATTTATATATTCCTAGAAACTCAGAACCATCCTCATCAAAAGTTTTGTAAAATCTCTTATGAAAGGATGTAGACTGGTCTTTAGATGGCTCGCTGGGTATTCTGTTAGGCCCAACCTGCTGAATGTGAAGCTGGTCTAGGTTGTCTATCTCAAAAATACGCTCAACAACATCTACTAGATCAAATTGACTCGTGTCATATCTGAACTTTTTCATTCAATTACCTTCCAGTGCAACGGTTGCACCTATGGAATTCTCCATAGACATACCTTGGGTCTGCCTTAAATTTTTTGCCACACATATGACACTCTAGATCAACCTTCCTTGACTTGGATCTCCTCCTCTCCACTCGCTCAAACTTAGGTGTTTCTATGTCTGAGTGTTCACCTCCGCTGTCAACCCAAGTGTTCTCCCTGCCTCTAACTGGCTCTTTTTTTCCTCTAGACTGTTGCTTGGATCTGTCAACTATAAAGTCCTCATTGACGGATGGCTTAGATCGCTGCCTCTTTCTCTCTGTTTTATCTTTCACTTTTCCAGAAAGGAGGGACTTTACTAGTTCTTCCCTTTCCTCATCTGACAGGTTTTCGATTAGCTTGTCTACGTTTTTACTCATAGTCTTTTACCTTTTTCTAGAAGAATATCGCCTTTCCTTTTTAGTTCATAAACTTTGCCTTCAAGAGATTGTAACCTAGCGTCAGCAACCTGCAACATCTGGTCACACTTGGCGGCGTAAGAGTTCTCTTGTATTATACTCTGTCTTTTGGTTTCGTGCTTAGTGTATTGTCCAAAAGATTCTAAGTTTTTTGTCACAAGCTTCTCTATCTGATCCTCGCACCAGTCTTTTACAACTTTGTTCTTGTTGATCTCGTCCTGAATATAAGAGGCGTACCCGTACAAAACATAAGCGTGATCAAAAAGTTCCTGCTGAGTTAGTATATTCATTTTGGATATAGACATGTTAGAAGACTGAAGGTACTCTTCATGAAAACTAGCAAACCTAACATTGGCTAGGTCTAGGTAGTCGTTTATGTGATCTATATGCCTTGAAAGCTTATCAGAAGCGTTTAAGTTGTTTTCTCCACTCATCATCTGTTTCCGAATATTTTAATGTTATTAGTTCAATATTGTTTAATTCGCACCAATCTACCTTGTCTTCATCGCGTGCTTTAGCTAATACGAAATCCTTTTTTGTCTCATGAAAGAAAGGGATATGTTCATAGTGCTGTCTACCGTGCACCTCTACAGCAAGACGTATAACAGGTATAAAGAAATCCAGATATAGTACAGACTTTCTGTGGGAAGCTGTGCTGCCCGGCATCTTGACCTCTTCAAGTACTCTATAGCTACCATATATATCCCTGATAATTTCTCTCGCTCTTAGGTGGTGTTTTGACCTCCTTTTTTTATCGTCACCATAAACGTCGTACTTACTAAGATTCCATGTGTACTCTCTTCCATTAAAGCCTATAGCCTTCATACATCAAATAGCTCCTTAATCTTATCATATATAAATTCACACATGGGGGGATTATCATTAAGGAACTCAGATAAATTGTTGACACCTTGAAATTTTAGAAACTTTTCGGCGTCTTCTTCCGACTCGCCCACGTTATTGTCTTTAAGGATCTTAGATACGGTTGGGTGGTCTTTTTCTTCTAGGGCGCATGATATTGTATACCAAGCTCCAGCGGCTTTGATAAGCCTAAAGTCACAAGCCGATTGGACTATCTCTTGCGTTTCATCTATCCCAATGCCATATTTTATCCAGCTTTCCGCTGTTGTGTTAGGTTTCCCCCCAGCGTTTGATGTCAAGACTTTCCAGTTAGCCACTTGGCCAACGTGGGGACCAGTGTCTTTTGGGACTTGCCACTTACCTCTGTGCGTTATCGCTATATTTGTTCCAGCTTGATACTGTATCATGTTGCCTCCATCGGCCATTTTTGTTGGAGACCACCTGCTCCCCCCAGTGTTTGCTATGTTGTGCAGTATGAAAACCGCAACTGTTTTATTCTTGGTGACCTGACCGCCTATTCTCTTCAGGAACATCGACAACAATCTGGGGAGAGCATTTCTAACACCCGTTCTGATTTGACCTTCTAGCTCGTCTTTTGGAACCATGCTAGAAACAGAGTCAACAATTATGACACACTCTGGATCATTATTAATGTAATATTCTATGATGCTCAGGAAGTCTTCCGCAGTCAACACCCTGTCATCGGTAGACTCTATCACGACTATATCTTCCGGTGCTAAGCTTTTGATCCCCTCGAAGTTTTGTACGGCCAATCTACCCTCGGTGTTTACGTAGATAACCTTCTTTCCTCGCTGCTGGCACTTGCCCGCAAAATGCAGGGCTGTTGTGGTCTTTCCAGTCTTCGGGTCTCCAGACATTACTACACAGCTACCTTCTCTCACGCCTCCCCCTAACGCTATGTCTAAAGACGGAGAGACGCTAAGAACCTCTAGGCTCTTTATGTTCTCAAGAACTTCAGTTCCCGATCTCACAACGTCCCCGTACTGAGAAACTACCGCACTGCTAATAGGGTCGTCTTTGAACTTAATTACTTTCTTCTTTGCCATCCTGTAATCCTCTTAATTTACTGATACTTGACTTTTTACCGTACCCTCGCTTTGATCTAGTTTTTAGCTCAGGCTGTGGACACTCTATTATATCACCAGACGGCTGAGTGTCAACCTCTAATTTATTTTTAATAATATCATAATGTTTTTTGATGACTTCTTCAGCCGGTGGGTTGATCTTCCACCCCCTGCCATTCTGTATGCCTATGACTAGTAGTTTGTCAAAGTCTTTAGACTTAATGGCAGATAGAATTGCCTCTTCTCCATATTTTTTCTTGAGAGACATGGCGGCTCTGTGCTGTTTTTGCCATATCCAATGGAGTGGGTCTCCCTTCGTCCAGAATTTATACGAAGGCTTGCCTAGATTTAGTTTTTCCGACCTGCGGATCACTAGAAATTCCGCCACATAGGATTCAAAAGTACAGTACTCTCCTGTGTGGATGTGCTTGTACTTGTATTCTTTAGACCATTCTTTTTGATAACTTTTATTAAAGAGTTCTGGTCTATTACTATTTTGCTTTTCTGTATTCATGGTTATAAATCAATGCTTCTTCAAAACAATTTTCAACCGGGTCTTCATCCGATACAGTCTGGTCTTCTACCAGCTCGGGTGTTAACCACATTTTTTTGTGTACAATGCCATTTATTAGTTTGCCAACCGTATAACAGTGCTTCGAGTCGGCTCCCCATTGTCCTATTAGGGATCTGATAATATATACAGCATCCGCTTCAGACACGTCAACCTCAACAATGTGGGACTTGTACTGTAATTTCACGAAGGTAACTGACAAGTGGTTTGACTCACAGTAATATTTTAGTCTCACCCAGTCTCGATGTTCTGGAAGGTATAATTCCCTACCATCAGATAAGATAGCCCTTATCCAAATCTTGTACCTGTCTTTTAAGTACTCTTCTTCCCATCGCTTGTGACTGTCAATGAAGTTGTCACCCGCCATAATAAAGTCATTATCCATCATCTGCATTCTTGAAATTTTCTGCAAACTCTTTAAAGCCCTTGATAACTTCCTCTCTGGCTATTTTCCGCATTTCTATGGGAGCTTGATCCACAAAACCCTGCATCATTATTTGTAATTCACCCATCTGAGACATATTATTTACATTTGTGATTTGTAGTCTTCTCAGCTCTTCTTTGAGGTCTTTTATCTCATAGAACGCAAAAGAGAGTAAAACGAAAGCTATTACGTGTGGTAGAAATTTCATATTAATCTGAAGACCCCTCTTTTATCTCCACTACGCACTGCACCCTGTTAGATCGAGGCATCTTTCTTTTTGCGTCGGCTAGCGTTGACGAGGTTTCTGTCATGGTTACAACACCTTCTTGTCTAGCCATAGAGGCTCCGGCGGATAGAGGGCTTAGATCTTGATCTGTTCTAACCTTGTCAATATGCCTTTTAACTGTTGCAATAGGTCTGTCAAGCTCCTTGGCGATAGATTTTGCATCCATCTCTCCATGATGGTGCTCAACATAAAACATCTCGGCTTTTCCTAGCGGTCCCTTTTTAGTCATTGATAAAGCTCCTTTGAGTTCTTGTCATATACAAGGAATTCCTTGTCTTCAAGAACAACATATAAAAATCAAAAGTTTCTTTCTTTACGCTTTTCATTGCTGTGTTTAGCCATCTATCTCGGTGGCTATGCATTCCGTGTGGGTCGTATGGAAGGCTTTCATGTGTTCTTATGTAATATTTTTTGTGTACGCCACCGGCCTTGTCGTCGGTTGTCTCTATTACTTTGGCAAATGTTTTTTCCTTTTCGTTAATCACGGGTGAGCCGGTTCTGTCAAATAGGATTTCCTTTTTGGCCAGTTCTAGGTCTTTTGGGTTGAAGCTTTCGTCGTATTTCATTTGTCACCTTTCATTATGTATTTCTGCTTTTGTTTTTCTGTCATATTGTTTATGTCCTTTCTAGTTGCTGTAGCGTGTTTGCCCCTTAGCGGCTCTGGCTCCTCTGACCTGCTTTTAGGCTTTATCGCTTCAGGCTTCTGATTGGTACAATTAGAGTTCTTAACAAAAGCTCCGGCACCTCCATATATTACCCTCTCAAGGGTGTGTTTGCCACACTCTGGGCAAACTTTTTTTGGTGGGTCTTTTATCGACTGCACTATATCCTTTAGCTCATGGGAGCAATTTTTGCAAAAGTAGTCGTATAACACTGATTTCTTCCTTACGTGGTTGTTTTAAAACGCGGGGCCAAAAAGAAGGTATGCTAACAATAATATCTGAAATAGGCACACACCTGCGCAAACTATGGAGCCTCTCTTTCTGTCGGCTACGTATAGCTGTTTGGCTGAAAATAAAGATATAATAGTGCCCGATATTTTCATGGGTACAAAAATTGAAAAGTCTCCGGTTAGTCTCACGATCCAAACGACCATGGGGTTCTTTTCTTGCATAGAAAAGGCGTAGTCACTGGTTGGGTCTAATAGATATATGGCCAATGCGAGATCTATCATAGATATGATACCTATAATAAATAGCATCACCCATATAATTGGATGTACTTTTTTCTGGTCGGTAGCCATTTTTGTTCTCTCTATTCAAGAGCATTAAGTATATTTCCTATTATTCCATTTCTTTGAATATCCGAGTAGTCTAAGTGACATACCCCAACCCCTTCCACTCCATCCAGTCTATCTATACAAAATTCCAAACCGCTGCGGTTGTGGAGGTCTGTTTGTTTAGTGTCTCCGTTAATAATAACTTTCGAGCCTTCTCCCATTCTGGTTATAAACATTTTTATCTGCTCTACGGTGCAGTTTTGTGCCTCATCTAAGATCATGCAGGATTCATGAAATGTAGAGCCACGCATGGTTTCCAGAGGCTCAAATCTAATCCTCCCGGAATTGAAAAAGTGCCCGAAGTAGTCACGCCCTAAGAAGAACCGTAGGTTCTCTTCCATTGGCAGTAGGTAAGGTTTAATTTTATCTTTTACGTCTCCGGGTAGATACCCAATCTCTTTACCTGTACATACCAGTGGTCTGGTTACGATTATCTTGTCAAACTGCTCACGGTGCAGGTGCTCTGACGATATGCCAGCCGCTATAAAAGACTTACCGGTGCCTGATGGTCCGGTGCAAAAAATCACTTCGTTTTCCACTATAGATCTAATGTAATCACGTTGATTTGTTGACTTGGCTTCTAGTGGTATTACCCTGCGAGCCGGTTTGCTATTATTGTTTTTTGTTTTTCTTTGTTTCATATTGCTTAGCTCTCTTATTTACCGCTACTGCCGAATCCCCCCTCCCCTCTTTCAGAATTAGTGAGAAGGCTGGATTCGACCATGCTTATTTTTGGTAATTCGTGAAAAATAATTTGTGCTACCCTGTCGCCTTTTTCTATCTCTACGTCTACTTCTGTAGAGTTGAATAGGCAGACTATGATTTCTCCTCTGTAGCCAGAATCTATAACCCCAGCGAATAGATCTAGCCCCTTCTTTACAGCCAGTCCTGATCTTGGCCATATGAGTCCAACCATGTTATCTGGCATCTCTAGGGAGATACTAGTTTTAATACACGATCTTCCCCCTCTGGGTATCCACTTTTTTTCTGAGGAATATAAATCCCACCCGGCATCGTTTTCATTAGCCCTGCTGGGTGATTGCCCGTCGATATTAAGCTTTTGGAACTTAACCATGTTGGTTTTTCTGGGGTGATCGAGTATTGCCCCGTTCTGTGCTCGGTCTAACATTTTTCTCCTAGCTATAGCGTCGTGATGATCTTCCACTGTTGAATCCTTTATATTAGATAACTTCACAAGACCCACCAGAACAAGCCCATTCTTGCTCTGGTTTAACGTTGTTCTGCTCCTCTATCACGTTGGTGTAGTCAACTCCGTTGTATTCCCTGCTTAGGTCCACCCACTCCTTCCAGTTGTAGACATCTTTCATGCAGTAGGTCAGAGTTCTGATGTTGCCGTCAAAGTATCTATCGGCAAACTTTTCACATCTAATAGCCCACTCTTTTTTTCCATTCCCTTTTATTTTTGACCCAACGCCTAAGAGGGAGTCGCAAGCTGACCATAGGTTGTCTTCCCATAAATTCAATGCCACCTCAATAAGCCCGCTAACAAATAGAGACGCATCGCCGTAGTGTCGAACCTGCTCTGTTGGTAGATAGATCGCTGTAAATGGGGCTTGCGGGTAGTCTTTATCACCGGTGATAGGAAGTAATGAGATTCCGCAGAAAAATTTTCGGTTTTTATATATGAAGTTCTCGACCTCATCCCACTCCTCTGCCTTCACATTGATTGTGTTAGACACGTTGTGGACGAGCCATGGTTGGGTGCATAAGCCCCTATTTGTTCCCGGTATAACCCAGCTCTGCTGAGTGGTTTTAACGTGGTTTAATAGGTCTAACGCATCTACTTGGTTTTTTGTTTTGGAGCCAGCCGGGACTTCAACACAAAAAGAAACCACATCGTCACTATCGTTGTTAGACCAAACAGACTCCTCGCAAGCCCTTGGGTTTATTTCTTTAAAATAGTTATATATTGGCTCTAACTTATTGGCTTGTACTCGACGTATGTACCTTTTAGCGTGGTGTGGGTGAATGCCGGATGAGGTTCCTAGAATACAACTACTAGTCCCTTCTGGTTTTATGCAAGTGGTTCTGGCGGCTTGATTGATACCAATAAGCTTTGCTATTCTTTTGTTTTCTTCCTTTACCTCTTTAGCCCCCTCTTTTTGTGTGGCGGGGTCTAGACATATTTCGTGTTGCTCCATTATTCCGGTCATTGAAACGCCAAGTAGGGCTTCTCTAGAAACAATCTTTTCGCTTGCCTTGGTTAGGTATGGAAAAGTAGAAAAGCCAGCCTGTAGAGTGCCTATAATTGACGCCGCCCTGCAAGCCTCTAAAAATTCCTTTTTTGTTTTTACCTTAGCACAGTTTATAGTACTTAGGTTGCAAGCCTGCCAACCGCTTTCCCCTGTTTCTTCATCGACTGGCCACATACCAATTTCAACACATGGGTTTACTATTAATTCAGTGGAGTCAGCCCAGACAAAACCCGGCTCCCCAAACTCCTTCACGGAAGACATTAGTTTGGAAAACTGCTCTTTGGATGTTTTGTCTCTTACTAGCAGGGCTGAATTATTAGACCGTCCACGTTGAGGGTTATCGACAAACCAAGATCCAGTCTTAGCGGTGGCCATCTCTTGGTCGCTTGGACTAAACAGACATATCGTCGCACTTCTCCTTACCCCTCCGCTAATAACAGCGTCTGCGCTGTACATAACAATATCATATGCCTGAATGGGGGTCAACTTCCTTATGGACTTGTGGCAAAAGTCAAGATCCTTAAGGGCTGAATCTAATACCTTTTTAATGTTGGATAACGCCTTCTTTAGGGGTTCTGGGCCGGGTGCCTTTCCTCCACTAGAATTGAGAAAGGCTCCGGCCTCTCGTATTTCAGTGAAGTCAAAATTTACGGTTTTACCAACATATTCAGGGAAGAGATCTTCTTGGTCAAAATAACTGCAAACTAAAACCCCCACTGCATCAGACCAACCCTCGATAGTGTCTGGCACCACAAACCTTTTTGAGCCACGCTTTTGTTTGACTAGATGTGGTAGTTTTTTGATATGGTGTTTCTGGACAGAGAATCCAGTGCCGCAGCCGCACAAAAGAAGATACATACACTCTTGAAAAAATCTTAATCGGTCACAGAAAGATGTGATACAGTTGTATATACGAGCATTATGCTTAAAGATTGGCTTGCCCCCAAACTGCAATGCTCTTTGAGATCCCAAGACACGCTTTTTTCTCATCATCTCATAAGCCCACTCGATGTCTTCGTGAACTTCTGGTTTTTCAAAGTACTTATTTAGCATCATCTCCTTGACTCTGCTAACAGCTTCGTTCCACGTTTCCCTTCTCTTTTTTTCTGGAATCCATCTCGCATACTTAGAAACAAAAGTGTAGCTCATCAAGGATTTGATCGACATGTACCTTTTCCATATATATTAATAACGTTATTTGCAAATAAAAATACCACGACCACACAATTCGGACTGTGGCCGTGGTATATGTCTAAATAGGCGGGTGTTGGACTTTAGGACTAACTGTCATTAAATAAATTCTCAATGATTTTTCCAACAACCCAATTGATAATAAAAGAAAGAAAAAGCTGACCCAGTATAGGTATTAATAACGGTAAAAAACCGCTTAGCTCCTCTTGTGACAAGTTTTCCTTAATGTATTCCTTACATTCTTTTCTAAGGGGTTCCCTCCCCCTGTCTTCAGTAAAGTTAGAATCTGTGAATCCATCACTTACTATTGTAGCCCAATCTTGGCCCAATTGCAAGCACTTTTCTGCCATTTTTCGTTCTTTTTTCTTTTTATATTTTTTCCCAATCTCTGAGTGTATCTCCCCGAAACCGCACATGATTCTGGATTCAAAATTCATATTATTACGCCCCGTGATCAAAGTGGGAATTATCTACAATAATTTTATCTGAAAACATTTCGCTGTTCTCGGAGTAGTCGAATGAAACATCAGGAAAGCTTCCTAGTACTACGGTTCCACCTTCAGGCCCCAAAGTAATCCCTAAAACATTGATTGATATTTTGATGATCTTTTTAACTTCGACTTTAGGCTTATCTTCTCCTGTGAAATCTATATTGACCACATCGCTACTGGGTTGTGATATAGTTACTTCGAGAGGTAGCTTGGTTTTTAGTTTATACTTTCCAATCTTTAACCCATCTTTAGAGGATAGTTTCATTACAGCGTCATATGCTTGCTTTAATCTCTCCATGTTTTACTCCGTGGTTTTAAGTTTACTGTAAAAGAACCCAAGTTAAACCCATAAACTTTTTACTTATGGCTTTCCTTTCTTCTTCTGAGATTCTGTGATCGTCGTTTGTTGTAACGGAGGAAATTAGCTTGATTATAGCATCCCCTAAGCCTTTATATTTCCCCGCCATCTGCTCCTTGAAGAATATTTTACCAGCAAGGGCATAAACGTCGTTTGCTTGTTGCACCGTAGAATTATAATCCAGTACGTTTGTTGCAAATTGAAAATTGAATATAGCCATCTTTACCCTATCGTCTGTCTCGGTGATAATTTTGTCTATTTCAGAAACCTCGGATAGTGTTATCTGGTCTGGCTTATCTACAGAAAGCACCTCGTTATCTGGCTTTGTGGGGGTGTTGGCCCAGTCAATAATCCTATCTCCCCATAGGCCACCTATTATTAGCAAAATAGCCGCTATATTTTTTATAATTTTCATCCCAGAGTATCCCCCGTCTCGGGTGACGTGCTGATTTTTTTATGACCATCACACTTCTTGTTTAGAAGTGGAAAAACATCGTCAAGCATTTTGCAAGCCTCTTCCATTCCTGATAAGTGACAAGACTCTTTCAGGGCATGCCAATTGTTTACGACTTCCATGAAATCGTCCCGATCTGACTTCCCAGTCTTTACTGCTGGTGGTTTTGGCTTTAAGAGGTTTTTACACCAATTGATCACTGACGATGTGCTGATGAAATTAGAAGCCACTAATATTAACCCTAGTGATACGCAGGCTACTTGAATAATATTAAAGTCCATGTCTACCTCCAGTTGAATATTCTAAACAGCAACCCTCTTTGAGAGTATGTTTGTGTTGTCTTCCCAGACTGGGAATTTGCGTTAGATGACCGTCAGCCTGACGGGCCACACTCCTTTTCGTCGCTAAAAGAGGCTTCCCTTTTTACGCATCCGCACTTACCATAGGATGGAACGCAATTGCAATAAGTTCTAGACGTGTCGCATTTGCACTTGTGTTTTTTCTTGTCGTCGTCGTCGTCGTCGTCGTCTTTATGGTACGGGCAAGGTGTCTTATGCCCATCCCCATGAACAATCCACCCCGAACCCTTGCATGGGCATTTGTTTTTGTCGGGGTTTGGCTCTGGGGTAACATCGGGGTCTGGTTCTGGATCAGGCTTGAACACTTCTGACTCAGCTTGTAGAAATGCTGATTTTGCACCCTCCTTCCAAGACTCAACTTGTGAGATTCCAGACGTGTCGATCTTCTCCTCTATAACATCAGAGTTGGGGATAGATGCTACAATCGCTCCAGCCACCACCCCACCCAGACCAATTATTATATTTCTGATCTTATCTCTTAACGCCATTAAAACACCTCATTAATGGTCCACTTGACTTGCCGTGGTGGGAATCCATCCACATCACTAAACACCCAAGATCCGTTTTGGGATAACATTTTTTCAGCATCTTTTTCTCTAACCCAAAAACTGCCGTCTGGTTGATTGTGTCTTTTGGGTCCGCTGTTCCATTTACCCCAAGAGTTTTGGATTAGAAACAATGTCTCGTTATGTATCTCTCTAGTGTCATCACAAGCAATCCATGTCATAGCGTGGTTCCACGACCCGCTTCTTTTAGCTATACCGTGCTTGTCTCTTCTGCTGGAAAATCCAACATCTGAACAAACAGACAATGCATATCCGTTAGCTAGTGCGTCTCTTGCCGCTTTTACGGTATTAACTAGACTGATAGTTTTTACCTTGTGCTTATTGCCTTCTTGCAAGACATCTTTTGGTACGCCCCTCTTTCCCCACTTCGTACCTATAGAACTATTGTAGCTGGAAAAATCTGCAAAGTCATACTTTTGTCTTAGGAGGATTCCACCATGCTCATTGACAAATCTAGCTGCTCTTGAGCAGGACATACCTTGACCGCTATGCCCACGCGCCCCATAAATAGCTTCTGTTGCACCCCTAGCCCTAAAGCTTTCCCTGTCTCCATTTTTAATTTCGACAGCTCTGGTTACATCTACGGCGTTCCTAGTAGAGTGAGACACGCAGTCACCTGTCGTCTGTCTCTCTGATGCCCCGAAATTGGGAACGTAATGAAAAAGACAGTGGAAGGGCAAGCTTAACTCGCCCTTACCACTGCCATATAAGTCAAACGCCGATGTTGAGAAAAGAGGATGCTTAAGTTCCCCTAATAGTTTAGCTACGTCTTCTGGGTCGCACCAAGAACCTGCTAATCCGCCTTTGTAAGCATTTAAAATCTCCCGAGGAGTTTTAAATAACATTACTTACCTCTAGAGTCTTTGGTTAAAGAATTGAATTACGCAGGAGTATCAGGAGTATCCTTAACATTATTGTTAGACCACTTTACGACTGCATCAATCAAGATAGCAAGAATAGGAACCGCTACAATACCGGAAGTCCCTAAGTCTAACCCGCCAAGATTTTGGCCTACATAAGTAAGGGCTGCTGCTATGCCTACAAGGCCAGCGTTCTTACCAAGGTTTCTAACATCGATCCAATTAAGTGAAAATGCTTTTGAGTCTGGCATAATAACCACCTTTCTAAAAAAAATAACTCATACTTCGGAAAGTTCCGACACACTAACCAAAAACCCTCCTTGCTCCTTTTCGTTGAGCCTATAGGGGAACCCAAGCATCCTTACCGTCTTTGGTTTTACATCTGAAGTCCTAACCATCTTATTGAACCTTCTGTTCATTGACAGGCAGGACTGAAATTCTTGGAAGAATTCATCTCTGTCTTCTTCATTGATATAAGTAAGCCAGTCGAAACCCTCCACGTCTGTAAGCGTGTGTTGTGTCAACTGGAAAAAAGGCTCGTTAGTCCAGACCAACCTTCCGGTGTGATCTGTCTCAAATAAAGCCGTTGTGTTGTAATGTAAAGAAGCTTTGGTTCTCTGCTCAATGACAGACTGTCTTCTCTCTATTCTTGAGCAAGTTACCCCTAGCTCACAAACGGCGTCTTTTAAGCTGTTTCCGCCGTTAGTGGTTAGTTCTTTTTTTATTTCCTCTACTGATTCAGCTACGTTTTCATGCTTATCCATGAACGTAACCGCTGGCCTGACTACTTTCATCCATACGATACTGATAAAGGTTATTACTCCACCAGCTAATCCAAATAGTAAGGTGTATTGCTCTGGATTATCAAACATTGTCTTCTACCCCTTGATGAGAAAGAACTAGCTTGAGAGAAGCCCCCTTCTTTGTATGAAACATTAAAAAATGTATAGGGGGCGTTCTCTCTACTAGCATCAAAACTATTCGTTAGAATTTTTAGCTTTGTACTCATCGGTAGTAGGTTTACCGAGTGCACCAAAGTGATAAGTAAGCTCACCCGGAACTGCTCTTGTTGGTGTTGCTGCATCGTCTGTTGCGGCGGTTGTACCATCGTCAGCTTGTACAAAAGTCTTGGCAGTACCAGCGTCTCCGCCTCTTGTACGACCCGGAACTCTTCCACTACTTGGGACAGCCATGATATCAAATGTACCAGCATCAATCTGCTGCGTACTGACATTTTCTTGGATGCCGTCAAAACCAACTCCGTCGTACTGACTTCCGGGGATGGTCATATTGGTTACAGCGTCATTATTAACTTTACCGGCACCAGTTGCACCCGCTCCGCGAATAATGAAGTTTGTATCGCCAGCTCTGGAGTCTGGGAAATAAGCGAGACCACCGGTGCCGCCACTCTTGGCTTTGATAACACCGTCAGGATTTGTGTAATCGTGGGCCGTGGCTGTTTTTTCAACAACCTTACTTCCGCTACGATTAACGTCTTTGCTGGGGGTAAGATCTCGTAAACCCATGACTTTGGTGATGGGGTCGTTGGTGGTGTCTGCGTTTCCACCCTTGACTACTGTACCGCCATCATTTACCTTTGTGGTCACACTTTGGTGTGCATTTGTGGAAGCCATAATACTTCTCCTTGAGAAAAATGAAAAAAGTTAGTAAGTCCGCTTCCAAAAAGATCCTGATTTTCCCAACAGTATTATACACTTATTTTAGTACTTTTTTGCGAAGAAGTTCTGACATTTTTTTAATTTTTCTCCTTGCAGTTTCTCTATTATACCCATGTTTCTTAGCTATTTCACTAATTGTCATACTTTTCATACGATCCAAAATGAGGTCTTTGTCTTCCATCTTATTGATCTCATCCATAAGGTCAGTCATAAGGAAGTGATCTCTATTGTCTTGAGTATTAGGGTGGAGTTTGCGATTGCAAAATTTAGTTTTCTGGTTAAATTTTACCTCTCTAATGCCCTCTATCCTAACCCCATTGTAGAGGTATGTGGTGAATTTTGCAGCCTTATTTTCGTCGTGATTTGAGAATGCTTTCCATAGAGCATTAAGCTTGCAGGTCTGTATCTCATCATCGCTTAGCTGCCCAAAGAACCCACTAGCGGCTTTCGCCATTATTTTACTTATATCCTCATCACGAAAAGCTTCTTCAATTTTTTGACTCAAAGAGTCGTTTTCAACAAGTTTCATTTAAATCTCCTAAGATAATAATTTTTTCTCCAGCTTAATGCGAACATTTTTAAACCGGAACATTTTACCAACACCTATAAAAAATCTGTACCTGCTACACACTTTGAGGACTTCAATGCCCTCTGTTGAATCTAGTACTTCTTTTACTCTGGGTGTTATATCAAAATTACAGTGTCCAATCCAACAATCAAAGTTAGCAGACATAGCCATATCATCTAGCATGTCTTTTGAAAATGGGATAACTTGATGTTGGACAAGATCCTGACCTTCTGTTTCAGCGTGGTAGTTTTCTTGGAAGAACTCTTCGCCACTCTCAGCCTCCATTTGTTCTATTTGCTGTTCTAATTGAGCATCCTGAGCTGCTGCTACGGACTCCATTAGGGCTAGGAACATTGGGGATGATAGCTGGTTTTCAATCACGTCCTCATATTTTTGCCACCCTATTTTTTTTGTAATCTTCGTCATTGTTTGCTCCCGTAATTATAGCATATCGGAAGGTTTTAAGCAAGGCCTCTCTGTAGTTTTTTCAATAGTTTTATGTTTTTTGGATAATGTCTCACCGATATGAAGTGCGAGTTTTAGCAATGTGTCACCCTGAGCGTCTTCAAGTAAGCCTGTTTTGATCATTTCTATAGTTTCTATATATAGCTGATCAGTACCAAGGGCGGCGACTAGTTTGCACAGGTCGTCTGTGGTTTTCTCCTCGTAATCTCTTAATTCCACATCCACCATAGGTGTAGAATCATTCATGAAGAATTTTATAGAGACAGTTATATTGTCATCCTCTTCGTCCAGAGGAAATTGTTCCTCTGGTGTTTTTATCTCCGGTTTCTTTTTTTTAAAAAAATTAAACATGTCGTAAAATTAGCTCCGCAGTGTGATCCCAGTTGTACTTTTTCGCTGTCTTCACGCCGTCTTGGTTGTTTGTTAGTTTAACCTTATACTTATGTTTTAGAAAATGGACTTTTCTCATATACTTGGATATCTCTGCCACTTCCTCATCCCCAATTTTAGCCCACTGTCCAACTTTTCCGTGGAACCACTTCCCGTCATATGCCATTTCTTTGTCTTTTATCGTCACCAAAAAGGAGTTTTCTTTAGTGCAAAACTCAGTGTGAGCAGAATAATCTGTAATTATTAACCTTTTCCCGCAAGCCATCATCTCTAAAGCCTCTAGGTTCCACCCCTCTCCCCTCGATGGGAAAACCCCACAATCAGTTTTTGACATTATATTATACACCTCCTGCTGGTTTGGAACCCTCTCGATAAGCTTTATTTTATCTCCTAGTTTTGAGTTTAGATATAGGTTCTTCCACTCATTTTCCTCAGACTCGCTATAAAATGGATTTTCACACATCATCCACAACTCAACGTTATCCGACTCTTTGAAGGCATTGCAAAAGGCTTCTATTAGTATATCGTGTCCCTTTCTTACTTCCCATTTTCCACAATTGAAAAATATAGTATTTTCACTCTCAGAGACGTTGGTGTCGAGACTGAATATTGATTCGTCTACTCCAAGTGGAATTACGTGGACATTCTCTCTCACCCCCATTGTTTTGTAGCGGTTATATAAGTTTGAAACTACCACCTCCTTAGCCCACTCTGAGCAAACGAAAAGCTTGTCTGGATAGTAAAGGTGGTGATTTTCATGATCATTGAAAGCGTCAAGCTCAAAAATAGGAAAGCCTATCTTAGTTCCCCTTCCAACAAATTGCGTCATGTCGTGCTGATGCCATATCTTTATGCAGGGTGCATCAAAGTTTGGCATCTTGGCATTGGCTATGGACGAAGAGATAATATCTGCGTCTTCCTGACTTGTCACAGATGGCTGTCCTATTGGCCATAATGAAACTTCTGTCTTTTTGCTGAGAGCCTTAACTATATTAAGTCCGGTAATCCCATAGCCTAACTGGTTGATTGGTGAAACTATGTTAATCATGGCTTCTTCTGAACTCCCCTAATATTCTAGAAAATTTATGGTGTGAATAAGACGACAACATACTTGGGTTTATTATAATTTTCCAACCATTGTTTCTCATTTGACGGTGTAGAAAGGGGTGGTCACAGTCAACTACCCCGTCTGACCATTTTTTTGACCCATAGATACATGGTAGTATGGCTTCTTTCTTATATATAGCTAGCCCACTAAAGTTTGAGTTAACCTCAACAAGATCGTCCATTCTGGAAAGGTTTATCCCGTTGAACCTCTGGACATTGACTGGTTCCTCTTCATTTAGCATCCTAAAGGCCCAGCTATCAAAAAATAGATGATTTTTAGGGTCTACATCTTCTAGATCTCTTTCATTATAATAGTCCGAGAGTTTACCGTTTGCAGATATGCACCCAATATTTGGATCTAACTCTTCAAGCATTTGAAAACTGTGGGCTATACCTTCGTATGACCAGCCACCCCTTAAGTCTAGGTCAAAAACCATTACGGTATCAAAGTTGTCTATATCCTCTAGGTTTTTAATATATTTAAGGTACTCGTTCCTGCAATTTGCAATGGCTGTGGCCCTAAAAAAGTGGTCTGTGTCCTTACCATTATCCACGAGGTCTTTGTATTCACTGTCATCCATCTTTCCTGTTATGAAGTGAAACTTGTCATTGGCTTTAGCATACTCCTCCAGTATCAACCTTGTGGTATCTTTTGAATCATTTTCGTATATAATAATCTTATAATCTTTGAAAGCAGAAGCTATCCTGTATAATCTTATTAGATTTAATTCTATAACATTGGCGACATCTCTACAGATGCCGCATAGTATGACAGATCTATTAGAACAGGCAGATAGGCCTTTCTCTACCAGACTGGTGTATTCCTCTTGCAGGTGTTCTGGCGGTGGGAAAATATCGTCTGGGAATGTTGATACTAGGTTATAATCTATTTCTTTCATCAAGATCTTAACCTCATTACTGGTTTATGGTCTACTATGCACATTGTGTACTCAGCGTTTTTTCTGAGCGGGATTCGGTAGCTGTCTCCGTATAGAAACTTGCAACAACTGTCTGGGTCTTTCGGCATTTTGAGAGAGATGCCCCCTATAGTGACGCTGCGTGGTGGCAATAGTATGTCTAAAGGAACATGTAAAGTTTCGCCGTTGTGTCCCCCGAAGTTCCAATGGTCTACCGCGTGGTTGTCTTCTTTGTAGTACAAATAAAAATCTATATATGCCACAACCCCTTCTATCTCCATTTCCCCTTGCACGAACATGTCTGTATCTCTTCTGAGGCTAAACCCAAGAGAAGACAGTATCCCCGAAATTTCCGCTCTGTGTTGGGAGTTAATGTAAATATCGACATCATCGTCCATCGCTAGCAGGTTCCCCTCGCGGTGACATCCCAGCAAAGTGCCGAAGAATACACAGTACTCCATGTCTTCCAGATAGGGTGCCACCATACCTAAAGTGGTAAGGTTGTACTTTCTTTCAATTGGTATATCCATTCATAACCTCCTTAAGCTTGTCTGTATCCACATACTGAGACGTATTGTGGAACTTCTTATATCCTTTTGCCAGCTCAATAACGCTATCTATGTCGTAACTATAATTGTAGTTTGGTTCTTCAATCAATTCTGCTATATCCGATTCACCCATCAGCACGCAAACAGGCTTGAGGAAAATCCCCAGTGCTGCCCCATGCGGTATACCGTAAACACCTGTCATGGGGTAGGAGAGGGCATGAAGTATAGTTGTTGGAACTTTCTCTATGATATGCCCGGCGATGTGCCCCGACTTCATCACACTCATCCTGTCCACACCAGCCTTTAGTAATACCTCTAAAGTTCCTGTGGCCAAGGTTCTTATTCCATCCGTACAATCTTTAGACCACATAGAGTCTAAGCAGTGACTTATTGCGTCATATTTAGTTCTTTGGTATATATCTTCTGGCAGGGAGTTTATAAAATCTTCTTCCCACATTACACTTTCTGGGGAAGATCTGTAGCAGTTGCATTTTGCTTCGTTCTCCCAGTACACCGAGTGTGACGTAGCAGACGCTCCAGACGCAGTTGTTGGCCAGCAGTGAACCGTATTGCCAACCATCTTAGCGGTATCTATCACGGCTCCTCCGCCTATAGCGGCCACGATGTCATATTTACCCAAGTCAAGAAGCGTGTTATGTGTGGGTGGAGAGTCTATGCACACCAAGTCGCCAAAGCGTTCACCGTACTTAGAAATAAAGAGACTTCTAGTAGACTTAGAGCATATCAGAGCGTCATACTTCATGTTAAAAATTCCTTGATACTGTTCGTATTATCCACACAATCAACCCCAACCCTATCCGTCTTCCCATCGCTGCTTATTTTTATTATCTCCTTAACTCCGACATAAATATCCTCCAGAGGAGAGCATTCATATCCCCCAACGGATTCATGACATCCATTGTCTAGTATATATACATAAAGATTTGCAGGACAGAGGTCTCTAATTGTGTGCGTTATTCCAAGATGCATGAGCATGGCCGCATCCCCACTAAACACCACAACGTCCCTGTTGGTATTAAGAGCCAAACCTAATCCAATACATGGGGATAGGCCCATACTACCCTGCATATAGAATATGTTTTTGTTGTCTGGGTACTCGTTATATACAGCCCTTGATATATATCCCGTACTAGTCACATAGACAGCATCTTCTCCATGTCTCTCAAAAACCGTTCTTATAGCGTTCTTCCTACTTAACATTGTTTGAGCCTTTTACTATTATATACCGGGAGTAGCCAATCACCTGAAGAAGCTCTTCGTCAACCTCACCCATAACCTTATGTTGCGGTAGGGTATGTCTATGACCTATAACGAGAAGTGGTGTGATCTTGTGAGGGATACATAAGCTGGTAATCGGGTTTATAATATTTCCCAAGCCAGAATTTTGTAGGTAAACACAAGC